TTGAGCCACATTTAACTCTTAGGCGATTCTAATAATCGCATTACTGGCATCTGCTGCCGGAAATGAAACTGTAAAATCACCTGCCGTTGAAGTTTTATCACCACCAAAAGCAAGGACAACTACTGCTCTGTTTGCTGAACCCGCCGTGGTACTAGAATTATAAATTAATGCTCCGTTTGCAGTGACCGTAGCCGAAGACCAAGTGGTATCTGCAAAATCTGTAAGCGCAGTCGTTCCTGAAGCAGAAGGATCAACATTCGTGAGGGTATTCCCTCCTGCTGTATAATTTGTTCCAGAAGTTTCATTTGTGGTTGCGTAGGCAGTAGTCGATGCAGCTAAAGTAGCACTTGAGGTGTAGAGAGCAATCTTGAATGTATTACCCGTACCCGTTGTGGTTGTCGTGCCTCCACCAGAACCGTTATGAAAATTGTGAATTCCTTGGAGCAACTCACTCTTAAAACTCGTTGCTACTGCTTGTGTAATTGCCATCAGATTTTCCTCAAAATATCCGCCATATCTTTATGGCCTTGTTGTGTTAAAAGACTTGATAGCGTAGTTCTATCGCTTTGAATCGCATCATTACAGGCTTTTACAATTACATGAAAAAGTCTGCCCTTAAATGCTTCTGCCTGTTCTCTAACTGCTGGATCAGCACTTTCTGCAATAGAAACAATTTTTCCTATCGATCTTTTTGCAATCTCTTCTGGAGTAAAGCCTCGATGCTCTGTTGTGTGAACTTCACAAATACCAGGCTCTACTATTGAATTTAGTCCTAACATTATATTTTACGCGCCCTTACAGCTCCACTTCTGTAATTATCTGTCGTGCTATAACCTTCACCTAAAGACTTCAGTTGCATTAAAGCATCATCATATTGCTTTTGATAAACCGCGAACATATCTTGTTCACCCTTCATAAAGGTATAACCTTCAACAAGACATCCGTAAAGCAATGCTGTTTCTGCATTATCGCCTAACCAGCTTGTTCCATCTGCTGAAGCAGTAATAGATATAGGTTTGTAAAAATAATGAAGCTCAACCGCATAATTGCTATCAGGCGTTGGCCCAACAATAAAACTACTGTCGCTAAAAATACTGTAATACTTTGGCGTTGCAGTTGTTGATGAAACTGGATATGCCTCTCGGATAAAATTAACGTCCTTAAAAAGTAAATATTCATAGCCGCTATTATCAAGAGCTAAAGAATACGGAGCCATAAAATCGGTTGGGGTATTTAGATAAGCATTTCCGCTGGTCATTGTGCCTGTACTGTTCTTCCTGAAATCAGGTAACTGAACAGATTTAAGTATTCTATTTTCAGCTTGAACAATAATAGTAGAAAGATCATTAACAAAAGTTGTTTCTGTATTTTGTAAATAATCCTGAATGGTGCTTTTCAGCGTTGTTAGTGTCCAAGCCATTAGTTTGTACTCACTGTAACTTTGCCAGCTACTGCCGTAATATCTAATCCAACGGTTCTGCTGCCTAATGCTGAGTTTCCGCCACCTACAGGGTCAAAAGCAAAAAGTTTTCTGCTTTCTGCTAATGCTTGATCGGGTCTTGGGTTTCTCAAAGCCTGTGGATCTAAGGTTCTTACCTTACCTAATTGCAATTGAGGCTGGTCTTCATCGACCATATCACGACCTACCAGTAACCCATTGGGTCTGCCATTTTCAATCTGAGGCACTAAATCCTTGAGTGCATAACGAAATCCTGTTCGATCACAGAATCCAAATGCTTTTTTTCCTGCTGCGTAACTGCTCATAATCGACTATATCCGCCAGGAACCATGTAAAACGAGGATTTATCTCTGTCAGCATCTGCTGCTAAATCCCATTGCTCATCATAAATTTGCTTCAATAATGGCGCTCTTTCAGAAGCTTCAGGTCGCTTTATGCTAATGTAATAAGCCAGACCAGCAGCCATACAAGGCATAAATCGAGCAGGAATATCCGCATTGTTAGAAGCCGGACTCCCCGTATCTTCTACTCGCTGTATATAGTAATAGTTGATTTTATAAGTTTCTGCGTCATCAGGCACAGGCCACACATTTAACGCTATAGCACCTGGGTCTTTTTCGACCCAATATTGAATAGGACGGCCTTGAGTGAGCTTATTAGTCAAATGTGAATACTGGCTAATTGAAATGCGACTCATAGTTAGATCGCTTTGCTTATCAACATCTCCATCATTAGTCCTTAATGAAGCCTCAATTACATCTAATTGGTCGCTAGACAGAGCATAACGCCCAGTACCCGCTGTAAGCGCCTGAGAGCCTTCCTGTACAGACCAAAGGTTTAACCCCTTGTTCTGCCATTCAAGAAACATTAAATCCAAGCTACGCCTTGCTGTGCGGTAATCATAGCCACTGCGCAACTCTAAGCCAGCCCGTTCATAGGCTTCTTCAAGAATATCGCTTAAATCAAGATTAAACGCATAAGTACCACTAGTAGCCATTTATTTCAGTCTCCTTACTTCTTTTTAGCTGTTTTTTTCTTAGCTACTTTTTTAGAAGCGGTTTTTTTCTTCAGCACTACTTTCTTTTCTAGCTTAGGCTCTGGCTTAGGAACAGCCTTAACTGGACTAAGCTCTTTTAGCTTTACCTTGGCTTCTTTTTCAGTCATTGCATCAAAAACAACGACATCATATTCACCATCAGAATTTTTAGAGCCTATCTGATAAATAGGATTACCCATTGTATCTGGGTGCATTGAAGTACCATTTTGAAATATTTCTAGCTTTGCCACAATGATCTCCTATGCGTAATTTTTATTCATCGTTAGAGTAACCGTATAAGCATCACCAGAGCCATGACCTACTGTAGTCAACATAATGTCTCCGGTTTTACCTGAACCTGAATTATTTTTTAGTCCACCATCACCAAAATCCAGCGTATCTGCATAATCCGCAGGCAAATGAAGTGCTAAAACATCTGTGGAAGCATCCCAAAGAAGTTTCACGCTCATACCAAAATTTGAGAATGTAAGCGATTGAATGGTCACTCCATCACAGGCAGCACCCGTCATCGGGTCTGACTCTAAAGCAGAAACATCAACCTTTTTTACCGCAGCCTCACCAGTTCCATCACTCACATTGGTAAAGCTCATCACAACCTGACGAGCGCCGTCTTGAATCGTTTGACTTGTAACTACATCAGCCATTTCTATCTCCTTAAATAGTCAGATGGAGCCGAAGCTCCATCCAACTAACAATTAACTACTCAAACGGTGTAGCCAATGTACCATCACCATGAAGAAATGCCTCACAATGCCAAACCGCTGCACTGGTCGCTACCAATCTAATTACACCACCTACAAGCCAACCCTGCGCTGCCGAACCCAAATCAATGGTATCGTCATTACTGGCATCTGGAATGAAGGTGTTATTGTCTTCTGCGGTTGCCGGATCAAAAAGCGTTGCAAAACCAGAAAACAAGTCGCTGGAGTTGTCCGTATTGATCTGCCCCGCGCCTGAGAAGGTCGTTCCCACTATGAAAGTGTAACTAAGACCTGCTGCCGCCGTTGGCAAAGTAACTACAATACCAGCCGCCCGATTTAAGGTATAAACCGTCCCAGAATCAGTAGACTCAACGTTGTGAGTAGCGGCTGTAATGCTGCTCACGTTGTCGTAAGAGGAAACATAACCCGTTGTGGTGATATTACCACTGGAGTCTATGTCCAGATTAGTGGTAACAACACCTGTGCCAGAAGCTTTGCTTATTTGCTCGAACCCGTTCTCAGACCTAACCGGCCCGTTAAAAGTAGAATTAGCCATTGTGTTCTCCTGTCGTGGCTGGTGTCTGAGGTTTCACGTGAAACACTCAGTCAGGATAAAAACAAAAGGGGGGCAAAGCCCCCCGAGTGTTTAGCTTGAACCGGGAGATCCGTAGATTCCCAGAGGATCGGATACGCCGAAGCTGTAACGCTCTCGCGCCTTGTAGCGCACGTTACCCGTATCGAAGTCACCGTCCATTGAAGTTTCCAGCGAAGTACGCTCGAAGTGCTTCAACCCGTTAGGTATATCAGTGATGATATAGAAGGCGTTT